GTTGGGGCGATTATTACTTCCATCAGCCAGAACGGCTGGTACGGTGTGCTTATTGCACAGAAATCAACCAACTTTGTGCTGGTCGGGAATCACCGACTTATGGCTGTCCGACAACTTGGCTGGAAGCAAGTCCCTGTCATCTTCCTGGATGTCGACGACCGAAGGGCGCGCAACATTATGCTTGCAGACAACAGGGTTTCCGACAAGGCTGACTACAATGAAGATTCCCTTGCGGCGCTCCTATCAGCAGCAGCGGCAGATGGCGACCTCCTAGCAACGGGCTACGACCAAGAGGACGTTGACGCACTTATTGCCTCATCAATGGATACTGGCCCGCTAGACTCAGAGAAGATAGATAAGAAGTGCCCGCACTGCGGGAAGTCGGTCAGTGGATCGGCTCGGAGTCGTCCTCGATAATCGGGGCTAGGGCAGAGGCGTCTGGCGGGGTAAAGCCAGCGGGAACATCCACCCAGCGAATGCGCATTTCCCCGCTCTCATCATCGTCAGTCATTGTGCTGATAATGAACCGAGCAGCAGCCTCAAGGGCGCGCTCTGGGGAGGTTGCAGTGTCCTGAATCACGCCACCATAGAGCACGTGCCATTTGGCGTGTGCGGAACTGCCCGTGTAACGGATAACAATTTCCGTGGGGTGCTTCATCTGATCAGAGTAAATCATTGTCATCGTCCTCCTCAAGGTCGTTGCCCTCTGCAAGGGGGAGCGGGGAAACCGGCCTGAGTGGGCAGGTTGAGTCCCAGCACTTTGGGTTCTTGTCGTTGTTTGCGCACGAACGGCACATTGCGTCCACGGAATTTCGGTACATGGCGATAATCCTAGTTGAGGTTGCGTCCTTCGCGGGCGCAGCCAAGACCTTCTTAAGCGTCAGGATGTCGTTGTCCATAATAATAACGCGCTCGTAGTAGACGTCCCGCAGGCGATTGAACGTCATCTCGACGCCAAGGCTTGCGGCAACTCTTGCAAAGGTGTTGAACGTCATCCCGTACTTCTCTAAGACCTTTACTAAGACCTCGTTGAATTCCCTGTACGGTGCCGGGTTCTTCGCCCTGTGGGCGCTAACGACATCCCGGATCACTTACTTCGTCTTCTTTTCGCCGCTTTCCTTTGTGGCCTCAATCGCGTCGTTGACGGACTCTGCCTGAAATTGTGCAACGATTTTGGTTAGGCGGTCAATCTCCAGGCGAAGAGCGTCGATCTCCATGGTCTGGGCGCCAATCTTCTTAAATAGGTCTTCAACAGTCATCGTGCATACCTCGTTGCTGAGGTGAAGTAAAAGCCGACTCCACCCACATCTGCGGCATAGACCAGCGCGTCGACCATGTCGTCGTGCTCGCTATTGGGGAATCCTAGCATCTCAGACTCCAGCGCGCTAATGCCTGGGCCGCCTCGAAGATGAAACACTTTTCCGGCCTCATACCTGGCAGCAAGGGCGCGGGAGCGGACGACCTTATCGCGGTCTGGGCGGATAGGCCTTGCTGGGAGGCGGGTCTCAGATAGCATTTCGCGCACAAACGTGCTTTGGTGCTGGACTGCTTCAATGTTGACCGCCTCAAAGTTGCGCGGGCTATCCATGTCTACATCTTGCTGCCCGCGAAGCCCCACGTACCGTGCTGGCCAAAGCATGCGTGGCCCATTAGAACCGTCCACGATTGAGCCAGTCTTATCTAGCCCCGTAAGCCATTGCTGATGCCCCTGCACAAGGCGCTCACGATATGCACCGACCACGTACAGGTTCTTGTCTGCATCCTCAACCACTTCTACGGCTGACGTGTAGTCGGAGCGCTCACTCGACGAAGAGGCAAGGTCTACCCCAATGCGGCGGGCACCGGCGGGCACGCGGTCCACATACTGAAGGAAGTCGTGCCGGAAAATGTTTCCACCCATCTGGGTCACGTCGTTCTGGTACTGGAGCGAGAAGATCGGTCCGCCCAGTTCTTCCTTCTTTTGAAGCAGCGCCTCTTCGGTGTACATCTCCGGCCAAAGTGGGCCGGCATCTTCCAGGGATCGGCGCTGGTAGGTGGGGACGCCCTTTCTTGTGAGTTCTGCGTAGAAGTCATCTTCGTGCCAGCGTGTGCCGATGTACCAGCGCTTGGAGCCAGGGACAAGCATCGGGTCAACCACCTGCCAATAGGTTTCGCTGGACTTCTGACGCTGCAGCGGCGTGGCGTTTTCCTTGATGCCGACCATGTCGTCTGCGAGCAGGACGTCAAGACGGGCACCGGGCTTAATCGAGCCCACACCGTCTGCAAAGCAGGTTGCGTCTTTACCGAGGTTGGTACCCTTAATGGTCCACACTTCGTCCGTCCACTTCGTGCCAATGACTCCGTCCCGTGCCCACTCAAAGATCTCGGCAAACTTTGGATGCTCCACCAGCGTCCTGACCGCCCTAGATCGCGCGAGTGCGTCGGAAAGCACGGCGGTTAAGATGCCTACACGGATCTGCCCCTTGTGGACACCAATAAGCCGAGCGGCGCGGTGTAAAAGTTGCGTTGTCTTAGCATGGCCTCGTGGCATGAGCACAAGCGCGCGAGGGTTATCGTTGAGGAACTGCTCCATTTCACGAAGGTGCTTGGGGAAGATAAGGTTGCCGATGTACTCGGCAAACGCTGCGTCAGACGTCTGCGCTTTCCGCCTCAACCACTCGCGGTACTCCTGGTTGTTCATCCGACACCTCCTCTCCAGTCTTCTGGGACTCAATGTCTTCCGCCCACGCCCGGAGCCGTGCGGCTACTTGCGCTGGTGGAAGGTGATCAATTTCGTGCTCAGTCTGCACAACTTGGATGGCACCGCCGCCCGGGCCGCTAATCTCCGCCTTCTCGGGGGCGTACGCGCCCGTCAACTTGGCAATACGGTCAACAACTTCTAGTTGCAGTTTAAGCGCCGCGACTGCTGCGCTGGTGCCGCGAGCCTTCGCCGCCTCAATAGCCGCCTGCTGGGAGATGGAGTTTGCCTTGGCAATCAACTCCAAACGGGTGCCGCTGACATCAACGCCTTGGTCTTTCCACTCTTGCCGGATGACGGTCAGGTGCCTGCGGACGGTGTCCTCAGCCAGTTCCACCTGCTTGGCAATGGCGCTGGGGTGCAAGCCAGCAAGCAGGAGAGAGCGGATTCTGTCTCTGACTGCCTGTACCTGTCCTTGCGGAAGTCTGCCGGGTCGTCCCATGAGTTCTCCTAAATGACGTTGTCGTGGGGTTATTATACATCACGCAGTCACGCTCGATGTTGTGTGATCTTTTTTTATGTGTAAAATGCCATACATGGCAATTATTGAGTACGACATCTCCACCGAGCAGGGCAGCAGTCTTTCTCGCGTCGTGACCTATAGCGATGCGAATAGCAGCCCTATAAACCTCACGGGCTACACGGCCCGAATGCAGGTTCGCCCCCGTGCGTCGTCTGGATATGCCTACCTCACGTTGACCAGCCCATCCGGCGGGCTAACGCTTGGTGGGACGACCGGAACCATCACCATCCTGGTTGACGGCTCGGTTACGTCAGCAATTCCTGCCGGAAATTACGTGTACGACCTCGAAGTTGTGAACGGTGCCTATGTGGACAAGGTCATGGGTGGAGATTTCACCCTCTCAGCGGAGGTAACGCGATGAGCCCACTCTCGATTGTTGATGAAGGCGGCACGATTTCTATTGTTCGCTCAACCAATACCGCACAAGTACGACCATTTAACACCGCCACCGCGCCAGCGGCGACAGTTGTTAACGTTGGAACATCATTCCAAAACTACTTATTTACTCAGAGCAGCCCATCGGCAACATGGAATATCACGCATAACCTCGGTCGCCGACCAAGCGTTACGGTCGTTGACTCTGCAGGTACAGTTGTTATTGGCGAAGTGACATATACAAGCGATAATGCCCTAACAATCCAGTTTTCTGCTGGGTTTAGCGGCCAAGCATATTTGAATTAGGAGACCACCATGGCAGTAAAATTCCTTGCTAATCTAGATGTTCGTGGAAGTATAGACCTTAACAAGAATGAGTTGCTTAACGCAACTATTCAGAACTTGGCGAGCGACCCAGCATCACCAGTTCAGGGGCAGATTTACTACAACACCGCCAGCGACGTTATCAAGTACTACGACGGAGCAGCATGGCAGGTTATCGGCACCGGCAGCGGCACGGTTAGCAGCGTCTCTGCTTCTAGCCCGCTGGCTTCGACTGGCGGAAACACCCCGACAATCAGCATTCAAGATGGCACAACCTCACAGAAGGGTGCCGTTCAACTAGAGGATTCGTATTCCAGCACCTCGACCAGCAAGGCCGCAACGCCCGCTGCAGTCAAGGCTGCGTACGACCTTGCCAACGGTAAGGCAAGCACTTCCAACAAACTAGGCGACTTCGCCGCAACGACCTCCGCCGAACTTGCTGGTGTTATTTCTGATGAGACTGGCACTGGCGCACTCGTCTTTGCCAATACGCCTACCCTTGTTACGCCAAACATTGGCGCAGCAACTGGTACAAGCCTGACCCTTTCCGGCGACCTGACGGTCAACGGAACCACCACAACAATTAACTCGACGACCCTGACGGTTGACGACAAGAACATTGAACTTGGATCAACTGGAACTCCAAGCGATGCCGGCGCCGATGGCGGCGGTATTACGCTCAAGGGCACAACCGATAAGACTCTTAACTGGGTCGACGCGACCGACGCATGGACCTCGTCTGAGCATTTGAATCTTCTTACTGGTAAGAAGTTCTACATTGCAGGCACAGAAGTCCTCAGCGGCACCACGCTTGGATCAGGCGTCACCGGTTCAAGCCTCACCTCGGTTGGCACCATCGCCACCGGTGTGTGGAACGGCACGGCGATCGCCATTGCAAACGGCGGTACCGGCGCTACAGACGCGGGCGCAGCGCGCACGGCGCTCGGCCTTGCAATTGGCACAAACGTTCAGGCCTACAACTCGACCTTGGCCGCAGTCGCTGGCGGAACGTACTCCGGAGATGACAGCATCACGACCGTTGGTACGATCTCTGCTGGTACGTGGAACGGCACCGCAATCGCCATTGCAAACGGCGGTACTGGTTCGACCAGCGCCGGCGATGCCCGCACGGCGCTTGGCCTTGCGATTGGCACGGACGTTCAGGCGTACCACGCAACCCTCGCCGCAGTGGCTGGCGGAACATACAGCGGCGATGACAGCATCACGACCGTTGGCACGATCTCTGCCGGTACATGGAACGGCACGGCGATCAGCGCAACCTACGGTGGGGCGCTTCGCTACAACACGAGCGCAACCTGGACCACAGGCGAAGCCAAGACTATCACCCACAGCCTCGGCACCAAGGCCGTACAGGTTTCCCTGTATGACTCCTCGGACGCTCAGGTGTTTGCTGATGTTGCTACCACAACAACCGACACGTTGACGGTCACCATCAGCGTCGCAGGAACTTACCGAGTCGTTGTAAACGGATAATCAATAAAGAGCATACCCCCCAAGGCGCTTGATTTAAGCGCTGAGGGGGGTATAATCTTTATATGCCTAAATTCGTCAACACCCTTAAGAGCGCCGAATTTACCTCGGACCCCACAGCGGACGAGGGTACCCTTTATTACAACAGTTTTACTGACGAGTTAAAGGTCAAGGGCGCCTCTACGTGGAGCGCCCTAGGCGGGGTAACAACCACAGAAATGCCAACGGGCTCCGTTATTGCCTGGACTGGATCGCCAGCGTCTAGGCCAGCCGGTTGGCTCAATTGCAGTGGGGGCGCCGTGTCCAGAACAACGTACGCTGATCTTTTTGCAGTAATTGGGACGTACTTTGGCATTGGCGACGGAACCACAACGTTTAACGTTCCCAATTTCAGGGGGCTCAGCCTTGTTGGGGCGGTATCCGCAAATCTTGGAGTTGCGGTTGGCAACACTTCTGGCGGAAAAGTCTGGACATACGGGTCTGCTGATCCCTTTACTGCGCTTACGCACTCGTCCGACAACGCAGCGCATACGCACACGTTTACTGACGACTCGCAGGGCGGGCATACTCACGCAACAAACCACACAACAACAGCCACGTATTCAAGCCAGACTGCTGCGAGCGGGCACACCCATACGTATGTTGGCGCCACATCTTCGGATGGACATTCCCACTCGGTTGGTAATCTTGCGGCCTCTGTCGGAACCATTTCTATGTCTACATCCCTAACCAACGAATCGGCCGCTGCGACAGGCCACACGCACACGGTGGGGGACATCTCTGGAGGCAATGCTCACTCGCATACGGTCACAGAGTCCGTAGGCACTAGCGGCGGCCATAGCCACACCTATACCGGAACAGTGCCTTCGTACACCAACACATCCGGAGCGGTGAGTGGGCACACGCACGGCGGCTCAATGGCCGCAGACGCAACCGCAGCACACACTCACGACAATCACTCTGCCAATAGGGCAAGAGTTTGGTATTTGGTGAAAACATGACAAAGATTCTTTCCAGCATTAAGTTGCCGGTTGCCACGCAAGCAAATGTTGAGTCTACATATTCTGGCGCTGGGTTAATTTATTACGACAGCGTGAATGCTGTTATTCGAGTCCACGACGGAACATCTTGGTCATCTCTGGGTGGCTCTTCGTCAATTGATATGCCCATTGGCTCTATTCAGCCATGGCTTGGCGCCTCAACCCCGTCTGGCTGGCTTGTGTGCGCAGGTCAGGCGGTTTCAAGGTCAACTTACTCTGGTCTTTTCTCAATAGTTTCTACAAGGTTTGGGACGGGTAATGGATCAACAACGTTTAATGTCCCGGACCTTCAGGGGTATCAGGTTGTTGGGGCGGCGGGACTTGACCTACTGGGAAACATTGACAACACGGCAACATTTCGCCAGGGCACCATAGATGCCACTGAGATCGCTGCGCACGTTGGAGATGCGGCAACACACTCGCATGCACTGACATACACAGAATTTACCGAACTAGAGCATGACTACACGCACACTCACTCAGCAACTGCATCTGATGGGGCAATTACTTTTACTGGCCATACATATTCAGACACGTCAAATGCCGGGCAGAGCCACACCCACACCTCGTCTGTTGCGTCTGGTGCTGGATTTGGCGCCGTTATTACCGGATCGACAAGGGCATCAACGGCGCATACGCATACTGCTCCAACGGTATCAACAAACACGCACAGCCACTCCGTTACAACTTCATCTTGGTCGGCGCACTCATCCCATCGTCATAGCCCAGTTTTCAGCCTTGCGAGTTCTGGAAACACAACCTCATCATCCATAGTAAACCACAATCACACAGCAACACCATCAAGCAACGGATCGCACACGCACACTAGCCACTCTTACGAAACCTATCAGGTTCACTATATTATTAAGGCGGCATAAGATGTCTGTAAAGTTTGTTTCGCCACTTGGGCTCCCAGTCGCGGATGATGACCAGTCGGCACCAAGCCTTGCGCAAATTTATTTCAACTCAACTACTAAGAAAGTTAAGGTGTACAAAAGCACGGGCTGGGCAGAAATTGGCGGCTCGGCATCCGGTTCCTCTGGAAAGCCTGGGATGGTTACATCGTGGGCTGGGTCTCACAGCAATGTTCCATCTGGTTGGATTCTTTGCAACGGCGACGCGGTTTCACGGACAACGTATGCGGATTTGTTTGCGGTTATTGGAACAAATTATGGTGTTGGCAACGGGACAACAACGTTCAACCTTCCCTACTACGATGACTATTGGCTCATTGGCGCTCCGTCTTCTCTTTCAACCGCACCAGACCACAACGGGCTCCCTGGGAGTTGGAGAGTTGCTTCTGGGGTTCAGTTCTACGATTCATTTAGCCACTCCACTAACGGCGCCCACTCATCTCACGCAACAAGCATGACCCCTGCGGGCGAACACAATCATGCTGCAAACCACACGCACGTCGTAACGGCTGCGGCGTCTGGATCTGCCACGGAGGGAACGCACGCCGTCAGTGGTGTATTTTCATTTGCCGGTGCGGCGCATACGCATTCCATCACAAGCGGGGCTAACTCTGCTTTGGCGGCGGTTAAACTCACCGGCTCATCTGTTTCTGGCGATGGGCACACGCACGTTATTTCCCTTGCCTCCGCCAGCGGGAGCAGCAACCACGTAGCCACCACCACCTCATACGAGGGGACGGTTTCTCACGCTGCGCACACGCACGCCAGTGGTACGGGAACCTCAGATGACGCCACCTCTATGGGCATTAATGCCGCCCACAGCCATACAATGAGCGCCCTCGCAAGCGCCGGCGGGCATGCTCACGTAACACATGATCCCAAGCAGCAATTGTTGTATTATATTATCAAGACATAAGGAGACTTTATGGAACAGACGCTTATTACTATCGCCATCAACTATGAGCCCGAAGATGAGTCGGCTGTTGCCGATGCTATCGCCGCGATCCACGGGGGCTCTGCTGAAACCATTAAAGATGCTGTTGACTCTATTGCCGCAGCCCTAGAGGCAATTCCCGGCGCGCATGTGCCGCATTGGTCAAGCCCAAAGACTGACAACTGGGTTACCCAGAACGAAACCATCTCTAGCCTGTACCAGCAGATTGATAACCACGTCTGCCAGTGCTGCCATCAGATTGCAGTTGCCCCTGCTGGAGTTGTTGGATTTGAGCCCGGGGTTTGCCCGCCGCTCCACAACTGCGCGGCGTGCGCAGATCAAATCATCTGATTGGAAGGATAGAAAATGGCTGGAGTGAAGAACAACAAGTCTAAGCGCGAAGCAGCAAAGCCGGTCCTGACTGCGCGGGTCTGCCACCAGTGCAAAGAGCCCGTCATGTCCAATGAGGTTGCTCTTATAAGGAGCATTTCCTATGTTGGCGCAAAGCGTTCCAGCACGTGGGTGGAATTTCACCGAAAGCATCTACCTAAAATTTAGTAGATTTCCTGCGTAAAACACGGAGATTACCTACTCATTGAGTAAGTAATCTCCGTATTGTTTAATGCTTATGGGAAGGAGACCCATGAGCACTAAAATCATTGTAGCACTGGCAACTATCTGGCTAATACTGTCTACGCTTGTATTTGGACTTGTGACGTCCCCTGCGTTTGGCGCACAAAACAACTACGTTGACCGCACCCAGGATTTCTGGATTACCGTTCCTGAGCAGGGCGAACTTCACCTGTGGACCGACTTGTGCGACGACACCACTGCACCCTGGTGCCCCGGCACTGTAGATTCTATGCTGTGGCTGTACGACAGCGCCGGCACGTTGATTGCAGCCAACGACGATTCATTTACCGACCACACCGGCGGATACTCCCTTGCCTCAACAATCCGTGTTTCTGTGCCTGCGGGCGAATACCGAGTGCGCGCGGGCGTGTGCTGCGGAGACCCAACGGCAGACCGGTTTGGCGGAAACCACTACTACATGATCAGCAACTTTGATGCGGAACTTGCGCCAGGCACTCCATCCGCAACATGGACGCCAACCCCGCAGCCAACCCCCACCCCCACCCCCACCCCCACACCAACGCCAACTCCGGAGCCGACGCCAACCCCGACTCCGGAGCCAACCCCTACCCCGGTACCTGACCCGTATTTGAACGCGCCGACCGGCCTTATGGTGACCGTCTACACCGATGGGAATGTTTATCTGACGTGGAATGCTCCAGAAGCAAGTGGCACTGACATTGAGCGATACGGAGTGTTCTGGACCACTGGAGACCTTGCGGGCTGGGCTGTTGCTTCCAGTGAAACCAATATGGGCATTAGCAGCAACGTTTTTGCTATTACAGGCGGCACTGATCAAACCTACACATTTTGGGTTAGGGCTGACAACGATACGCTAGGAATTCTTTCCCCTATCTCAACAACGGTTTCCGTGTTTGTTCCGGCCCCGCCGCCGCCAACTCCAAGCCCGACCCCAGAACCCACCCCTACGCCAACCCCTGAGCCAACTCCAGAGCCCACCCCGAGCCCTACACCAACCCCTGAACCAACCCCTACGCCGACACCAGAACCGCCAACACCAAGCCCTAGCGTGGCCCCTACGCCCACGCCAGAGCCTTCTGTAAGCCCGTCGCCGGAGCCAACTCCGACGCCAAGCGAGGAGCCAACCAATGAGCCAACGCCCAGCCCCGATCCATCAGTTACCCCTCCTGTTGATCCCAGTCCTGTACCTACTGACGCACCTGGACCAATTGACCCGGGCGCTGCGGTAGAGGCAGTAACCGAGGCTGTAGGCGAAGCCGTTACGGCCGCTGCTGAAGCCGTAGGTGAAGCCGTTACCGCAGTAACTGAAGCAGTTGGTGCTGCAGCAGAAACTGTGGCAAACCTTGGAAACGACATCACCGAAGAGGAGCGCGACGAAGCGCGAGAGACAATTGTCCCCGCCATTATTTTGACGCAGATTGCAACCGCAGCAGTAGCGGCAACACGAGCCGCAGCAAGCAGTGGCGGCTGGTCTGGCGGTAGCGGTGATGGCCCGAAGAAGGGTCCGCGTCGTGGTGGTCCTAAGAGCGGACCGAAAGGCGGAAATAGGGTGCGCGCAAATGCGCAGACAAAGACACCCGTGAAGTCAGCGCAAAGCAATGGTACAGTCAAAAACGAATATGGTTCAAAAACCAGAAAGGGTCTACTGTGAACAAGTTGAAGTTTTATCTAGCGCAAATAATCAACGATGCGGTCGGGCAGTCTTGGACAGTCTTCGGCTTGCTCGTTGGTTGGATTGTCTTGCCTGAGGGCGAGACCCGAAATTTTATCGGAGCCACGCTCGCCGTCTTGACGTTGATTTGGGCAGTAACTATGCCCCTGCGACTTGATCGGCACGAGGACTAATACCCCTCGACAACCTCAACGCCAGTCGAGAATGAAGCAAAGACTGGCATCCCTGGCTGGATGAACGCACCCTCCACGTTAAAGGAGATGTATTCGTCCGCCTCTGACCAGAAGTTATCCTCGTCGCTTTCTGGCTCACCAGAATTGACTTGGTCTTCCTTCATCTCTTTGGCCATGCGCGCCACCATCTTGGTTCGATCATAGATGGCAACGATCTTTGGTCCGTCGCTGCCATGAAAGATGTTCCCGTGACCGACTAGGCAATCTTCCCAGCCATCGGCGTAGAGAACGTCGTCAATCTTTTCGATCACTACTTGCTTGCTCATCGATTAGCCTCCAAAATGTTTTCTTCTTGCAGCGCCAGCAGACTGCTTGCCGGTGTCTCGGATCGATTGTGGAATCGCCGAATGCCTCACCTGATACGGAAGTATACACATTAGAACAGCGCGTGCATAGCCATCCTTTTGTGGCAAGTGGTGGCGTGTATCGATATTGCGTAACAAGACGGAGCGTGACCCCACCCTCCACATCTGTTGGCGCTTGAACTGTTCTTCCGGCAATGTCCCACCCGCTTGCCCTGAGCGCGTTGATCTCTTTATCTAATTTTTCCTGATTAGGGATAATGGCTAGGAGTTCCGCCTCAGACAGCCACTTACCCGCGCGCTCCTTGAGCAGATCAATAAAGCGGTCTATCGGGCTCATTCTTTATTCATCTCCTCTTTCAGCACCTTAATTGCAAAAACGATACCCCGAAGATATGACATCCGAGCAACAAGTTCTTCGGGGGGAATCCTACCCGATCTCCGGTCTTGTAGCCCGGCAAAGAACGTCTTGGCCAGTCGATCATGCGCGGAAAGGGCCGCTAGGTATCCAGCGTCCTTGTATGGGCTACGTGGGGCTGCTCGTCTTGCCCTCCGCTCCTCGGACTTCTTGCGGAGCCGTTCGTCGCGCTTACCGCTCATCCGTTAGTTCCCTGATAACCTGCCGTGCCCAGGAGGCAGAGGTGGCAGTAAGTTCATCCTCGTCAGCAGCCGTGAAGTGGACAGTCTTTCTTGTGCCGTTCACTTGGGCAACAATCTGGGCAATGATTACATCGTTCTCGTCGATAGTAATCAGCGCAATGACGGCAGGGGATGCGGCGATAGCCTGAAGGTGAGCGGTCACTAGCCCGCCAATAGTTGCAGCCATGACCTCTTCCGAGGCGTGAGGTTCTTTGTCGATGAGGTTGTCAAAGGTGGCATGAAACGCGCTATGCCAAAAGCCAATCATCTTTCCAGCCATAACTCATCCCTTCTGCCTCGGGATGATTATACGTTATCGGCGTCGTCGATAGCCTTATTAATGATGTCGCGCATGCCTGATTTGTCCGTAAGCGCGTCCTCAAGGCGGGATGCCAGACCCTCTGCGAGTCTTAGCATTCTGTCGCTCTCTTCGTCTACGCCCTTTTCGAGCCGACCAAAGACCCACTCTTTAAATTGCTCAACAAGTGCCCTGTAGACAATGCTGGCCTCTTCGTCACTAAGTTCAAGGACAATGCGTGGCATCTTATTCCCCCGTAATTTCGTGCTTCATTGGGGCACCCCACTTCTTGCGCATAAGCGCAATGCAAATTAGGGAGTAGTTTGCAATGTCGAAGAAGGCGTCCTCGGCAACGGCCAAGTCTTCTGGGCTCATCTCCTCAAGCACAACTTCTCCAGCAATAACCTTGCCACGAAGGGTGTTCTTAATGCGAGACAACTTATCCTCGCCAATTCTGGTGGTGACCCCGTGAAGCCCCTGCTTGCGAATATTCTCTGGTCCGTATCGCCGCTGGCGCTGCATCATGATGTCCCAGGCCTCGCCATAGATCTTTTCAAAGACTTCCTCAAACGTCTCCTGCTCAGACATTAGCCCTCCTCACCTTCAATGAAGCCGCTGCCGCACGAATTGCTTCGTGCAAGGTCGATCCCGTGCTTTTAAAGCCAACGCCGACGATGAGCCACTTGTCTTCTGTTCGCTTGCTTGTGTTGTCGATGATTACCTTTGGCTCTTCACCGCCGTGGGCTTCGACCAACTCAAACCAACAGCACTCAAGGCACGACGCTCGGCGCGTGTACGGATAATTCATCAACTTCGGCATGTTGCTATGGACCGCGCCGTGAGCGCACGCCTCACCGTTCGGCATTGGACATGGCCCTCACTAGTCGCTTGATGCAGTTAAAGCAGACGGGACGCTCGCTGGGCGGCTCGTTAGTTTCGATGTACGAGACCTTGCGGCGCTCGCTTGATCCCTCGATCCTCCGCTCCTTCTTGCAGACAGAGCACACAAACGTCTGGAAATTACTTTCCTCTGACATCAGCCCTCCTGCTTCCTCAGGTTGACAAGCGGCTCTGGCTTTCGGTCGTAGGACCAAGAGTCAAGATCACCAAGTCCACCAAAGCGGTCGCCCTCTGCAGTGTAAACCTGCGTGCTTACTTTGAAGTCAGGAATTTTTGGTGTCCGAGAAACCGTTGACTCGTCCATCCAGATAACTCGGTTATTTGGCTGTGCTGCAAACTGACCGTTATCTAGGCGGATGAAGTTATAGGACTTGTGTTCCGCAGGCAAAGAACCCCAGTCGCTGTCGAGTTCATTTGGCTCCGTCTGAATCATGTCTACAGTAAAGAGGTACGTGCCCTTGTGCCAGTCGCCATTCTGGTCGCGGTACTTGCACGGCATGTACTTAAGAACAGTCTTTTCAATAACGGCAAGGTGTGTTGAGTTGACATCCCACATTTGCAACAGGCCGAGCGGTAGGTCTGGGGACGGCGTCTCTGGCTTTTGCACAAATGCGCTGATGGGCAACTTGTCAAAGAGCGCGCCATATTCTGGGAGGAATGCCTCAACGTACAGGGCGCGGTGTCGCAGCCCCTTTACGGTAACCCAGTAGGCGGGCGTGAATTCGCCGTGACCATCTTGATGGTCGCGCAGATACTCCTTGCGCACATAGCAAGAGATTGGCGGGACATTCGCAAGCGTTGCTGGCATTTGGCCTCCCTAAATGTTCTGATCTCCTCCGAGGAGAAGAATTCTTTCTGACATAATCCATCGTACCTCATCGAACGACAGTCTAAGGATAGGGGAAGCATACGCCTCGCCCTCTGATTTTTCCCCGTAGAAACAATATGGCTCCTGATCCCAGGTGTCCCTGGGTTCATAGACAACGT